TTAAAGCACCATCTGCTACTGTTAAAGGTGTATTACCCGCACCACCTGCAATAGATACTTCTAAATATCCACCAGTAATTTGTTCTACTAAATTTAAATTTGCGTTAGTTTTTGTTCCCCAAGTACCAGCATTTTCGCCGGTTGCCATTAACTCTAGGCCGAGATCCGTGTATGTTGATGCCATTAATTTTGTTCTCCTAATTAGATCTTTAATTTATATTTTATATAAAGTCAATGACGTTTATATACTATCAACGTCCGTATAACTAGCACTTTGTGCTGCGGTTACATTACTGTAACTAGCACTTTGTGTTGCTGATATGTTGCTATAACTAGCAGCTTGTGTTCCTGTAACATCTCCATATCCTAAAGGTGCTACATTTCCTACATTAGCAGTTGCAGATACTCCAGTCAAGCCTATTGCTTGAGGAGGAGATAAAACCCCTGTAGAAGAAGTTGCTGTTAGACCTGATAAAGTATAACCAACTCCTGTAACTAAAGATCCTACAGAAGAAGTTGCTAATACTCCTGTTAAAGGAATCCCTATTCCAATAGTTAAATCACCTACCGTAACAGTTGCCTGTTGACCTATAGGTTGTTCTGTTAAAGCATCTAAAATTATTCCACCAACTGTTGAAGTTGCACTAACTCCCGTTAGTCCTATATTCATTTCTGTTGGAGAAATTGCGCCTACACTAGAAGTTGCACTCACTCCTGTGGGTGTAATAACTGAACTTAAATCAAGAGTTAAACTTCCTACACTAGAAGTTGCTGCTACTCCTGTTGGGAATACAAAATTCTGTATTGCAGAAGTCAATGATCCAACACTAGATGTTGTACTTAATCCTGCAGGTTGAACTAATTTATTAAATGAATCTCCATAAGGCTCTTCTCCCCAACCATTTCTACCCCAACCTACTAATGTTCCAGCGTTATCAAAAGTTCCAAGTTCTGAAGTAGCGCTTTGACCTGATAAAAGTGTAAGAGAAGTTAAATCTAAAGTAAGAGAACCTAAACTAGATGTAGAAGATAATCCTGTTAAGGGTAAAGCAATTCCCGTAGTAATAGAACCTATTGCCGATGTTGCAGATTGTCCTGAAAGAGATATAGTATATTCTACACCCCAACCAGAATTACCCCATTCTTGTCTACCCCAACCTTCTTCGTTGAAAGCTTCTAAAGAACCTATTGATGATGTTGCTAATTGACCTGTTGGATTAATTGTAACTGTATCGTCGCTCCACTCGTTAGAGCCCCAAGTATTATTACCCCAGGTTGATGCCATAAGGAATTCCTCCTTATGCTATTCTAACTATTGCGTTACTTGCGTCTGCTGCTGGAAATTGAATTGTGAATGTTCCACTTGATACAGTTTTGTCACCACCGAAAGCAACAACGCAAACTGCGGGATCACCTGCTGCATCATCGTTAAAAATTAAACAACCGTTAGCTGTAAATGAAGCTGATGTCCAAGAGATATCAGAAAAATCACAAACGGCTGTGCTACTATCTAAAACTGGAGTTACACTTGTAAGTGCTTTTCCTTTTGCAGAATAAGATGAACCTGCTGTGTTAGTAATTTCATTTGTTGAAGCGTAAGCTGTAGTGCCTGCACCTAAAGATGCTGAACTTGTGTATAAAGCTAAATTAAATGTGTTACCCGTTGATGCAGTAAAATTATGTACCGCTGTTAAAATTTCTGTTTTGAATGTATTACATATTGCTGATGATATTGCCATAATATTTTGCTCCTAGTTATTGAGGTGGTGACTCTATTGGAATTCTTATTGTACCATCTGAGTAATCATCTCTTCTTCGTCTTCCAATTTGCATCGCTGCAAACTTTTGTAGTTCATTACTATACTTTTGTTCATATAATGTCAACATGTCTGTAGGTCCTTTTAAGAAGGCATATGCTTCTAGTAAACAAGCATATAGAAGCCCTTGAGGAAAGTATTGACTCACGTATGTAGTAGAATCGCCATCGGCTCCTGAACCTAATCCTGTAGGCATTTTGTTATAATATATTCTAAAATTGTAATTAACATCGGGTGTAGGTGCTAAATAAATAGATCCTGACGTTGTATCACTTAATCCTGTTGCTCCACCAAACATAGAGTAATATTTAGGAGTTCCTGTAACATCTTGAGCAGTAGAAGAACCTTCGGGTCCTGTTAATCTTCCTACATATTCAGATAAAAAAGTTTGATCACGTCTCTCTAACCATGTACCTTGTTCCGTAGTATTAGAGGCATTAAATACTTCTACACCTCTTACAAATAAAGCTCCTGCAGGTACTCTTATACTATTTACATCAGCTGCCATTGTTCCTTCTTGAACAAATCTATCTGCATCCATTGGAATGTCTAAATTAATTCTGTGTTGAGCAGCCATAATAAAACCATCAACAATAGTTTCTGTAAATACATTAGCATCAACTTCAGTATAATCTCTGATAGCTGTTACTAAAGTACTATATGTATAATGTGTTAATCCTGCCATAGTTAACCTCTATCATTAACGGGTCCAATTGTACACTGAAAACCGCCTCCTGTTACTGCTGTAGTTGCATTAGATACTAAAGGCACAGTTAATGAATTATATAACGTTTCTGTTTGTGATGCTTTAGGACCCACAACTACTGTTGTTGCTATAGCTGTTGCTAAATAAGATCCATATACTTTTGCTCCACTAGTGTGTGTTCCTGCAGTTGTAGCTGGAGGAGTAGCTCCTCTATAAGGTGCTGCCGTTCCTCTAGTGCATCCTGTTAAATCATTAGTTGATTTTCCTGTGTATTGAATAGTTTCATTTTCATAAGCTCCAGATGTACTATTTACTTTTTCAATTACAATGTATCCTGATGTTGGAAATTCTGATGCATCAGTTAAAGTAATTGTTGTATCCGAAGCAGTAAGTGTTTCATTTAAAGCTGTAGCTAATTCAAATGTAGATACCACAACGCCTCCAACATTTTGTTTAACAGCTTGAAATCTTACATAAGAAGTTCCTGCGTTTAAACCATTGTTTGGAAAAGATACACTTAAAGTTGTTGATGCAGCGGTAGTTGTAAAAGGATTTTCTGGTAAAATATCTTGTACTGCAAATTCTGTTCTTGCAGGTCTTGCGTGTAATAAAGCTTGTGGATCTGCGCCTACTGGATGTGGTTCTAATTGGGGTTGTTTAGCTTCAAATTCAGATGTGTGAACCCAGGCTCCTGTCCATTCTTTAACCATTTCTTTATAAGGAAACGCGGCCCCTGATCTATCTGAGATAGAGAGTGCTCTACTTCCTTTTGCAAATCTAGCCATAATTAAACTCCAGGGTAATATGCTTTAGGAGTAATAAATGTGCTAGCCGGTGAACCATCTTCTGATAAAGCTCTAGCAAATTCATCCTCATATAACAATTTCATTTCTTGTGTTCTTTGTGGTGCAAATTTCATAGATAAATAATAAGCTAATCCTGAAATCATACAGGGAACAAATCTGTAAGGCGTATCTGTTGCGTTACTATAAGCTCCAACATCTTGAATTCTTTTTACATAATAAATATTTAAATAATTACTAGCTGCAGTTGAATTAGGTAAAGGATAAATAGTTACTGTAACTTTATCAATAAATCTTTGAATCCAGAATTGTGAAGGAGTTCCAAGGGATGCTTTATTTGCTGTTGCAGCATAAGCGTCTCTTGCAACTTTAGTTAAACCTGTATCTGATTGACTTGTTGTATTATAATTTTGTCTATAGTTAACATTTAAAATATCTGTGATACCATAAACATTTGTTGTTGGCACAGTTGTTGCTTGAGGTGAAGCTGCTGCTGCTGCAGCACTATCAACTGAGTTTCTATAAAAAGTATAAGTACCTGCACCTTCGTCTGTTGCATTTACATCAGTTGAAGAACCTACTATTAAATTAATATTAGTATTCCCAACTTCCCAAAAATGTGCACCTCTATTACCCCATTCTTGAAATAATATATTTAAAGATCTTCTAGCTGTTTTAAGTTGATGTCCAGCAGTTCCAACTAAACCAATACGCTCGTAAGCATCTTGTATAATCTCATCGATTGAAAAGTCCTGATCAAATTGATAAGAACCTGAAGTTGTATTAGACATTTAATACTCCTTTAAAATGTTCCTACTATATAAAAGAAATCACAGTTAGTTACATCTGCATATATTCCAGTGTCAGCATAAATACCTGCTCCTGGTAAATTAAATTCCATAAATTCATTAGCGTTTGCTCCAAACTTACCATGAAAAATTAATGCAGAAGCTGTTTTTGAATCTCCAATTTCATTATAAAGTTTAATTTCAGCGTCTGCTGCAGAAGCTTGACCATATATAGTCATAATATTTGCTTTAGTAATATTGGCTGCTGAACCGGCTACGAGTGCTTGCACTTGTCCGTCTGCTGCTAACACAACTGATTGTCTTACTTTTGATGTTATTGCCATAATTTTATTCTCCTTAAAATTTTGTAGGAGCCCCGAAGGGCTCCATTAATTATTTATTATGCGTCCGCAAACGGAGTTACTTGTGTGCCAGATGATTTTATGTATGCTTCCACAAAATATTGAGCACTAGCTACCGCTGTGACTTTAATCATAGTTCCAACAATTCCACCTGAAGTAGTACCATTAAAAGTCATTACATCATTAGATGTTCCTGGGAACCAAGCTGCGCCGGTTGCTGCAGTAGATACTAGACTTTTTGCAAAACCAATAAATTTATCAGTTCCGTCTGTTAAAATATCCATGTCTGTTGCTGCAGTTTGAACAATAAACGTATAAGTAGCTCCAAGATTAGATGCTACATTTGGATCATTAGATCCAGCCGTTGAACCTGCACTACCAGTTGTAATGCTAGGTAAAGTAAATTTACCGTCCGCGTCATTACAAAGTAAGATTCTACCTGCATGATTATTCATTGTTAAAGTTGTATCAGCAGTTAAACTAACTGCTGCTGTTGGTCCGAAATTAATAAAACCATTTAATGATCTTACTGGTCCCGAAAATGTAGTTGTTGCCATGTTTATATTCTCCTAGTTATTATGAATACTGTCTCTAGGCCGTCCACTATATTAGGTCAGCATTCAATTAATTTATTATATAGTAAGTAAGTAGTACACTAGATTTGAATAGAGTGCAAGAGATCCTACGGTAAAAATGCGATTTACGCAATGTAGCTTTGGTGACTTAAGTAGCTACAGAAACTTGTGGAGCAGCGCCTTCTACGCTGTTTTGTAAGTGAGCAATTCTAGCTTCTTCAAGCTTTATGTCAGTAATGACCTTTTTAATCGTGTCATCAATCCTAACCATTTCAAGAGTATATCTGTTATTATCCAGATGCTCCTGTTGCCACTTCAACTCCAAGTACCTTTTTTGTTTGTATAGGTCTCGTATCATTAATAACCTCTTCATAAGTTATTCTATTTAATCCCGGATGATAACTATCTCCGAGATGTTCCCAAACTATACTCTTTTCTCCTAGTTTGTCAAGTATAACTTTTTCAATATTTTCAACTGAATCATCAACATGTTCAATACTAAATTTAGCATGGTAGTTGTAGGCCCATATATTGATTAGAGTTTTTTTCATAATTTTTCTTTCTACTATTAAAATGTGGCCGAAACATGTCCGGCCACAAAATGATTATTGCTTACGCACCTTCACAACCGTAGATACCTCTAAAGTCAGAAACGCCAAAAGCGTATCTTTCTCTAGCTTTGTATCTAACATTGCCTGTATCGAAGTCTCCTTCCATTGAAGTAGTCAATGGAGTTCTTGAGAACATCTTCATACCATTTGGAACGTCTGTTGTAATGTACCAAGAATCAGCGTCAGTTAGGAAGTTGTTCACTCTGTAACCTTGAGGAATCATACCCATTGAGTTGATTGCATTGATGTCATTATCAGCTGTTTGAGTTCTGCCTTGAGACTTCATAAGTCTTTCAGCATTGAACTGATTCGCAGAAGGAATTATCATTTTAACTCCTTTTGCAGCTATTCTCAAACCTCTTTCATCAGTCATAGCAGCGATATCAATCAATGCTTGTTCTAATGAAGTTTCGTTTAAGTCCGCTTGAGTTGCTAAAGTGTTTGATACTACACCAGCGATAGTTGGGTGAATAGTACTAAACAAGTTTTTGCCATCACCTGATTTAAATGCTGATGTACCAGTTATTGCTGGTAGACCATTATTTAAAGGGTTAGCGCCTTTAACTTCTTTTGCGTTAGACA